TTCTATGCATCTCATTAATGGTTCTATCATAATACATGCAAGCGTCGTCAAAGCCCTCCTGCCAAGACTGCTGAAGACTTTCATAGTAGTCAAGTTCATCAATTTCCATATCTCAACCAATCGTCTAGTTCATTCTCAATCTGCTCGCTGAATTCTTTACGAACCAGATAGTCCGTCCACATGTATTCAAGAATCCTGTCAAGGTTCCCGGCAATAACCGATATGCTGTCCTTGTTCTTGTATTTCATTGTCATCTCAGCATCATCAAGGATCACCTTGATGACTACTTTCTCCCCCTCTTGATGGGCTGACATGCGAACTTGATACTCATCCATATATATATTTTATCAGCCTGTGATCAAATTCTGAGCCGCCGACTTTTTTTCGACAATTCCTATACTACATGCCCAACACCAATGCACATTATGATCACATTCGGGAGATTTACGCTTAAGATACCTAGGATTTTCTAGGGGGCCGGGAGGTGAGCCACATGTCACACAAGTCTCACCCTTATATAATTTTCTGCCATCCTCACACTCATAGCAGAATTTGTCAAGAACCTCCCTACGATCACTACGACGCTTATAATATGGAATCTTCTTAGGACGCAATGTGATAGTGCCATCAGGATTGGGCATCGTATCACTCTTCATGACATTGCAAGACTTGTGGGTTAATCTAAGATTGGAGATATCATCTGATCCTCCCGCCGCGCGGGGAATCCAATGCTCAATCGTAGGTTTCTCATTGCCGAATGGACTACCACAGATGAAACAATCATATCCATACTTGCGATGCAGTAACTCAATCTTTTCTTTCTTTGTCAGCATTGTCATGATTCCTCATACACATTTTATCAAATAAAAGGACTACAGGCATGCGCCAAATTCTTTTGCACGAAATGGGAAGGAACTTCCGTATCTCACCGCAAACTCTAGCGACAGGTACTGTAACTATACCATCCTAAGATTATGCCTGTAGTCCAGTACGGCGGGTGGGATTTGAACCCACGATACACGGCTTATAAGACCGCTTCCAAAACCGGGCTAGGATACCGCCGCTTGCTTATAAAATTGTGAAATTATCTACGAACCTAGTACCACCATCATCATCGTCATTCATTCCCATGAAGTCACGAAGATAATCTGGCATCTCTCTCTTATTAGGCAACTCTATCGTATTGCGCCCTTTCTTGGCAAGGGCTTCCATCTCTTCCCGCTCATCATCATAATCATAAGTGTGAATATAAACTTCTTGATTCAAGTCTGCTGGAGTCAGAGCAATCGCATCATAAATTGCGCCACACACAGCATCGGCCAAGTCCTTGGAACCCTTGCGAGGGTGATCAACCTTGTCCTTGATTATTCTCAATTGTAGCAGTTCCTCTATTAATAGGTCAATATGAGGACCAGAGATTCTTTCCTCCATAACCCCCAGCGCCATGTCCTCATAATGTTTCTTGGCAACAGAAAGAATCTCAGCATTCATGCCGTAAGCGTTCAACTGCTGCATCATGTCATGCGAGTTCCAACGGTCAAAGGTCACCCTGCGAATATTGAATCCTCTGTGTTTGAGAGAGATTATATAATCCTTGACTTCTGTGAAGTCAACGCTCTGCGTACTCGTAGGCGTCCACCATCTTACAGCATCAACAACTATTGAAGGAGCCGCCTCCTTCATCTGATTGCCCACCTTGATGTTCACCCATTTGTCAATGTGTGCCATGGCAACAGCACAATGATCATGCTTCTGCGCCAAGTCAACATGAATGAAATAAAGTTTCTCATCCTCAGGCTGGAACCAATCCTCAAACCTGTTGTCACTGTCCAAGGCAATATTAAGTCTATTGAAGGCTCTCTCCACTTTCTCCCGCGATTTGAAGAAGGCATCCTGAGCATCGGGAGGCATGCAGGCAAAACGTGCCAGAGCGTCCACAGGATCGGTGTAGAAGGCCACAGTAAAATCATCTATGCTACGAGTAGGGTTGATTTCCCATGTCGGCCTCTTGAGAGCGAATACTCTGGGAACATTGTATGATCGAATATGATCCTCTTCCCAATCAATCGTGAATTTGTTTTCCTCTATTTCATCGGGAAGATCGGGGTCAACCTTGAAAGTGTGAGTTCTGACAACTGTCTCCTTCTCGCTCACAACATCATTGTATCTTTGCTGGATGAAGTCATTCTTATATCGGGGAAATGAAAGAAGAATTACTTTTCCATAATCAGGAAATCGTGAATCAACAGATGCACGATACATTCGATAGATGGCACCAGCGGTCTTGGCCTGCTCGTTGCCACTGGTTGATTCAATGTCAAAACCTGAAATCTCGTCTAGGAATACGATGAGAACATTATATCCCTCCCACGACTCGCGTTGGGAGTGGCCTGAGTGTACGGTGATGGCTTTGTCAAACTCAACACTGTTTGCCTTCATGTTGTAGCGACCCTGAAACCATGGCGCTCTTTCAATCCTAGTGGTGAAACCCTTAAAGAAAACCCTGTTGGCCTGAACAGCGTTGATGGCAATGTTGATGATGTCAATAGCGTCACCGGGCGGCTTGCCATAATATCTCGCCGGGTCTTTCAAGCATAACAAAAGGTAAACAACATATGAACAGGCGATGGTTGAAACATAGTCCTTACCCGACCCCTTGCCCAGTTGAAAGATAACTTCATTACAAGTTTGCTTCCATCTCTTCACTCCCTCTTTATCACCATGCAGACGAATCAGAGTCTCTTTCTTATAAATCTGAGTAGAAGCCCTGATCATAGTATATTGATGATCTGACAATGGCGGTAGATAGAGATAGTCCTTGGAAGTCACAAACTCTTCAATGGAGACGGGGATCGTCTCAAATTCATTGGCATCAAGTGCCCCAAGGAAATCCTCAAACATCAGTCTACGTTAACTGCTTCCATCCTACCCGTTGCCTCAGACAGTCTGCTGGCAACCTCAAACTTGCACTTATCGCATGATGCTGTGACATCTCGCAGAATGCCAACAAGGATGTTCTGCTTTCTCTCAGTCTCAAGAAGTTGCTCAGCAAGTTCTGAATTCTCCAAAACCCCCGCCTTGTTCAACATGTCTAGACGCTTCTGCTCAGTATCAGCAACAAGTTTGAGAGCATTAGTCTTCACAGTTAACTGATTATTGGTGTCAGCCTGCTCAACAGTCTCCCATGCGCGAGCAATGATCATCGCATAATGTTGATCGGCACCAGCCAGAGCCTCGCGGGCGCGAGCCTGAATGCCACCATCATTATGAACGATTGACTTCCACTCATCTATGAGTTCAAGCACCAAGGCGCGGGACATGCTGAGTTCTGTCGCAATGTCTTTGGGATTTCTGCCTTTCAGCAATTCCTCAACGACACGATTCATATTGTCAAATCTGTCAGCAATCTCTAGTTCAGACAAGTTTCTTCCTTATGCTCTTCTTGGCACGATGCACACCCTTGAGTTTGTCCATGTAGAAAGACTTGTACTCAAATGTTTTCGGGTCCATGCAATCAATCCATGTCTTGTCCAAGGTAGCGTTGTGAACCCATTTCTGGAATACGAAATATCCACGAATGTTCTTGAACCTAATCTTGTCCCCCGGCTTGATTACATCTCTGCCAAAGTCCAGATCGTAATAACAAATTATGTGATCATCGTGAAAATAAGGATTTGTGACCGCTTTGGACTTGTTCCTCTTGTTCACCGATATCCTCCAGCAGTGGGTGCCCATGTAAGCCCCTTGAAGTTGTAAAGCCTTTTGGTTCGATATCCGCAAGATTCACAGACAACATTCTCAATATCCTCATAGCGGACATTCTTGTCAAACTCGTTATCGCATGCGGTGCAAGCGAATGTGTAAGTTGGCATCAGTGCCTCCAGTTTTCGCGTCTTGCTACCTTCAATAATACCAGATAGCCAAGTAAGTCGTCAATATCATTATCGCCGGGAAACTCGTTGCCTCTGGCAAATCTGCTCAATTTGTCATCAATGCGAACCTTCAACTGCTCAACATTGTCAGAATTGGAGAATATCCTAACCGGGTCTAATGCTGAGTTTCCATAGGCACGATTCTTCAGAATCAGCATATCCGAGAGTTCATCACAAACTTTCTTTATCTCACCCTCAGTATTGTTGTTGGGAACGACTGGCATCTTAATCTCACCTTCACTTCTTAGTGGCATGCGGACTACTCTCATTCATTGACAATGAAGAAACCAATGCGTACTGAGATACGAATTGCAAGTCTTCCAATTTACTTACACCAGAATAGGAACAACCACTTGTTATTCCGCCGCGCAATGCGTCCAAAGTCTTTGAGACTTGCCCCCGATAATCGACTCTTGTAGTCACTCCTTCTACGACAGAAGATTTGCCACGCCAATCTTTCTGAGCCTGATCACTCGCCATGCCGCGCAGTTCCTTGTATTTATAGCCGTTTGATATTTTCACTTCACCGGGAGACTCATCATGACCAGCCAACAACGACCCAATCATCACAGCATCGGTACCGGCAGCAAACGCCTTCACCATGTCTCCTGAATTTCTGATTCCTCCATCAGCGACGATAGAAGTTGGCAGTTCCAATCTGTCCTGCATGTCATAAATATCCATGATGGATGCCAAGGTAGGCATGCCGTGTCCCGTCACGATTCTTGTGGTACAACAAGCGCCGCCGCCAATTCCTACACGAATGGAGTCTGCTCCTGCCAGCGAAAGCGCAAGGAAGCCGTCCCATGTTGAGACGTTGCCAGCCATGATATGAACATTGGGAAATGCCAATCTAATCTCACGCACCGTTTGTGCAGCAAGTACGTTGTGACCATTGGCGGTGTCAACTAGAATAACTTTCGCACCCGAACGTACAAGCGATTCAACTTGTCGTAGGCTGGAGGTATTATTG